AAGAGGGTCATGATGCAAATAGTCGGAAAGAGGATTATAAGTGAGAGTCCAAGAATCATCTAATCTTTCATTCGTTGCATCACCAAACTCATCATTGACTAGAGTTACTTTTGCTCCATTAGGATATAGTTCTTTAAGTTTCTTTACATCATCTTCATTCTGAAGAACATTAAATGCTGCGGGTCGAAGCCACGCGCTACGAATAGTTACATTATTTACAGGATATGCACCCTGATACTGTGGACTCAATCTTCCCCATTGTTCATAAGGGTCTTTGGGTCCAGTAGAAGTTGCAATCTTTCTTGCACCTTCATCACCACTAAGTTTACCATGCAAATGTTCATACTTTTCAATTGCATTAGCATAGTGAGTTTCATAACTTAGGATGAGATAAGGACAATCTGTCTGTTTCCTTGCGTAAATAGGAATCTTTACGTAAAGTCCACCAAAACAATCCATTAGGATACGAGTTTTAGGCTTATGTGTAACTCCAACAAGTCTAGTAACTAGGAAAGATTCCTGCTTAACTTCCGGTTGAATTGTAGCTCCACAAGCAGGACACATCTCTATATCATATTCATCAGCACTTCGTTTAAGAACAGAAGTAAATTCATCTTCCTGTTGTTGTTCTTGCTTTTCTTCGCGAAGTTCACCTAACTCATGATTAATTTCTTTATCTTCAAGTGTATAACCACACTGAGGACAATTAACTAATTCATGTTCCTCATTAACTTCTTCTTTTTCTTCTTCGGCATACATTCCGAAGTGTTCATTAGATTCGGGGTAATTGTAGCACGCTACCATTCCCTCGGTGCAGTAAATGAATAGCGCGTGGACCCAGAGTAATGTAACATCATTATGTCTATAGATTAACTGTGCAATCTTATCTCCAGCTCTAGCCGTAGCCAAATCCAATGTGTTATCAGCATCATCAGGATAACATTTTATTGGCGGAACCACAACTGATAGAGCAGCAATAATAGACTCAAGGTAAGCCCTAAATACATTAATAGGTTTATCATAGTAAGACTGTTGAGTGTCATCCGTCTGAACCTCGTCCCAAATGCGCCAATCATGCGCGACTTCACTATACCATGCTTTCTGGAAACCTTCCCAGAATAGCTTTAGTCTACGCCAAGTGCGGATTTGGCGTTCCCTAATCTGTCTATCTTCTCTATCGAAGTGACTAACTACTTCTTTAAGAAGGCGTTGCACTTCTTCTGGAGTTTCTTTATTAGCCATTACTTAACTCTTTAGAAACGTCCATTTCCAAACCGCTGTGGTGGAGGATTACCACCGAATGCTTTACGTAATCCCCCCATCTGTGGATTCATACCTCCACCCATATTAGGCATACTGGCAGCATTAGGGTCTGAATAATCAGGTGGAGCCATATTACCACCCGGAGGATTAAAACCTCCCGGTAAAAATCCACCCATTCCACCCATAGGTGCAGTATCAATAGGCATAGGCGGAGGCATTGATTCTAATCCTCCTGTCATAAGTCCAACCATAGGGGGTTGATTACCCATAGGCATAGGAGGCATAGGTGCCATTGGTGGGGGTGGACCCATAGGTGGCATCATACCCATAGGTGGACCACCACCCATCATAGGATTAGGTCCACCCACCATTCCACCTAATTGTCTAGCCATATTACCAAATCTACCACCACCCGGTCTACTCATATTAGGTCCACCCATAGGTGGTCCACCCATACCAGGAGACATTCCCATAGGTGGTTTATTCATACTATTCATAGCTCCACCCACACGTCCAGCAATATTACCCCACATACCCCCGCGTTTCTTACCCGGTCCAACATCAATAGGCATTATACACCATGCTTTCTACGGAGATTCCTAGAGGGTCCAGTTTCTAATTTTTCTTCTTTTACAGATTCAGACTTTTCATGTTTCTTTTTCTTATTGGCAGTAGCATAAAAAACACGTTCACCTTTTTCTTCGCCATATTGCTTCTTCATGTTTTTCATAACTTTCTCCCCACTACCACTGTAATATTTAGAAAGGGGCATACTATCTCCTTACCGCTTTCTTTTTTTTATCTTCCTCGGGAGAAGAAAGGTAAATATCACTCATACGTCTTTGAAATTTGGACTCGGCTGCTACTGCTTCTATTTCTTCGGGTCGTTCTGCCCAAGGAGTTAACTTATCTTTGACTGCCCAAGGATTTAACTTATCTTTGAAAAATTGTCCCCAGCTACGTGAGGGGGCACCCACATGAGTTAATTCATGTTGTAGAACTTCCTTAAGATTCTTATCTTCTGTAACTGCTTTCCTATTAATAGCGATAGTTCCCATCGGACCAGTAACACCAGAAGCATTTTTATAAGGGGGAACATTTCTTGAAAATGGACCCATTGTTCCAATACGCTTAACCATCGCAGCTTCACGTGGCATATTAATCTGAGCAGATGCCCATTCTTTTGCTAGTTCTGGATAGTCATCATAGACAGACTCCGATATATCTCCGATGCCCATTCTACCGAGCATCTTTTTGAGAATACCCACAGAAGGTTTACTATCTATTTTCTGCTTCCCTTGTGGCTGAGGCAATGTTTAACTCTCTTTCAAGTGTCTCTGTAGGAATGGGAGCATTTTGTATTAACTTAGCTCGTTCCCTATCCTCGCGCTCTAACATCTGACGCCTTACATTCCACGGTATATTAACTGGAGCTGTAATTTCCCTGACTGGTTGAACCACAGTCTCCACAACAGGTGGAGTAAGTAGTCTATCAAGGAGTTTATTTTTCTCATGATTAACCGATTCCAACTGAGACTTCAAGGTTTCGCATGATGGACATACACGAGATTCCTCGCGTTCTTCACGACAATGCTCACAGTGAGGATTGAACAAATGATGAATCCAATTTATCATTATATTGACCTTCGATGAAATCTACTAACTACTTGAATTTTAGGAATTGATTCGACGTTTCGCATATTACGATAGTATGCTGTAAAATCATGATTACCTTGTAAAGCTTGACTCATCGCTTCCTGTTTCTGGATTTTGTCAAATTCTCTCGAAGCCTCTGTGAAATATCGTTCTGCTGAATCACAGGCGTATCTGAGGTCGTCGTAGGGGTCATCCCCATCAAACGCTGCAACATCCTCAACAGCTTTATTAGCTTTAGGTTTATCATATGAACAAGCTCTAATAGATTCAATAACTACCGGGCAACAATTCGGATGACCATCATGAATTAGTGAATCACAACGAAATATCTGAAGTTTAGGAATATTGACTTCAGGTTCATGAGGGTCGAATAATGCAAGATACGCTTTATAATCTGGTAGCCCTTTATTCCTAAGAAGCCACATTGCATATTCTTCACTATAAACTGGCAAGTCTTGTGGCGGAATAACTGGTTTCTGTTGCCACCTTAAATATTCATGAAGTAACATCTTTCCTGCGATACGCGAACCCGGAGAATTAACACTAAGTTCTATAGGTCTACCCAAGGCAGTTTCAATCTGAGATTGAATTGTATGTTCCTGCCCTCTTTCTTGCCCCGCAGATTTACAGAACTTAATGATTCTAGGATGTTCTCGGTCTATAAAGTCTTTAACTATTGGTGCCCAATCTTCAATCTTAGTTTTAAGCCAAGTTAGTTCACGATACAAGTATAATCTCTTACTAGGGGATATCGCGTAAAACCCGATATACGTCATAGCCGCGAAACCCCAGTCACCTATTACCATCTTAGGCCACCAATCAGGAATATTAAAAGGTGGCACTACATGGATAGCATTTTCCGGCTCGTCAGGATATCTTCTATCTCTGAATTCGTCAAATACTTGACCCTGATAAGCGTCCCAATCACCGAATTTACGCGCTTTACGTTCCGCTTCAGACGGTATACCATCAAGACGAGCAGAATATTCAGGGTCAGCGTGAGGATTATCAACCACAGTGGAATGAACATAGAATCTCTTTACATTCCCTTTACCTACAATTATCTTTCCCCCTTCAGGGCATGGAGTAACGAATCGTTTCTTAGTAAAGGTATGTCCAATTCCACCGGGCATCCCCGCCGCTCTAATTATTGCTGGTAACTCGGGAACTTTTGTTCTGACTCGGGTAAACCCAATATACAAATATATGTATTCAGAAAAGGAGGTAAGTTCATCGGGAGTGAACAGATTAATTTCCATTGAGTCGTATTTATGAACATCTGATTCTTCCTCACAATGACCCAGGAAAATCATCGCCCCTTCATTAGTCATTCCACTTCCGAATTGGTCTGGTCTAGGGAATGTCCAAACCATGTCAGTTTTATTAAATGATGCTCCAAATTTTGGATATATTTCTCGGCTTCGCGGAACGATTTCATTTCT